TTAACATGACTTTTTAACCGGTTCAATCTTTCCGCTGCCATGAAGCCCAAAGGGCGGAGAAACTGAGAAAAAGTAATAGCCCGCCAGCGGAATTAAACAACAATGTATTGCATCTGTTCCTGTTGCATAAGCCTTTTCTCTTTCCAGGTTAAACCTTTTTATACGGATGTATTCTATCTCCATAGCCTTTGGAGTTATCTCCATAAGCTTTGGAGTTATCTCCCAAGGCTATGGAGTTAACTCCAAAGGCTTGCGGAGATAGAACAAACAGGAAGAAAACCCTTAACTATCCAACGGGAAAGGTTTATAGATATGGACAAGATCTTTTCCATAGCCCCGCTTATAGATAAATCCTTTTTAAATATTTCCATAAAAAAAGCTGTACCCTCAGAAGATACAGCTTTTTTTATGTGATTCCGTTGCGATTCGAACGCAAGACCCACGCCTTAGAAGGGCTACAAGTACAATCACTTTTTATAACTGATTTACAAGCAATTATCACGCATGTCAAAAAAAACGCCGACAAACCCTTTGACAAACCCTAGATTGTCATTGGCTATCGCATTGCGATTAATATTTTAATTCACGACAAAATTAAAGAGGAAAAAGACAATATGAACGCCTTCCCCCTCTTTAATTACAGTTATTTAACCAAACAAGAAATATCCTCGTTATTTTTCAACTTATCAAGATATAACAGGACTCATTTTCATATCAACATTAATGCTTCCTGTAATCCTGCTTCAAGTGCTTCCTCGTAGGTATTATAACGGATAATAGGCCTGTCAGACAATCCTATCAAGTCATGTCTCGGAATTGTCAGTATATCATACGTCCAATAATTTCCATACATATAGGATATTTCGATATGCAGGTTCTTAGTTTCACGAAGCCACTTTTGGGCAACATACAACACTGGACACAAAAATTCAACTGGTTCGTTATCTATTTCCGTACAACATGACATACTTTGCGGAATGTCGTATCTTCTAATAATATTATCGCAACTTATTGTGTGTTCACACTTCCAATTAAACCCTTTCTCTTTCAGCATCTTTGCTGTTTCCAATGTTACAAGTTCTTCGGTCATGGTTGGTTCTCCTTTCCTTTAATCCGTTCCAGTACATCTCTGTTGGCTTCGAGTATATCATCAAAAGACGGGATGTACATCCACATGTCACACTCGTAGCCGTTCCAATCCTCAAATTCAAATCCTCCGTCTGTCGCAACGTATGGCGATCTCCCGGATGAAACAACGATATAGCCACTAACAATCGCTCCATTTGATACCATTCTGCAAAGGACAAGCTTGTTTGGCTCCGGCAACCGTTCATTAACGCTTATCCAAGGAGATTGCTTCGACTGCCATTCGGCACCAGAAATAAAGTCAACAATGCAGTATGGTTCACAATGAAGCTGCCTGTTTCTGCAATCATTGGAATATTTTTTTGCTGCTTCTTCTACTGTCTGTTTCATATCTTTTTTCATAATTCGTCAAACTCTTTTTGTAATTCTTTTATCTTACTATCCAAAGCATACATATAGCACTGAAGGAAATTCTTACCAAAAATTTCTTCCTTTAATGGTACATCATTGTGCATTCTGTTGTATGTAAATATCAATCCACCACCATATTTTATGTTAGAATTTTCAAGTGCCATCTTATGATCTTTGTATTCCTCTATTTTATTGTTGATTTCTATTGCTTTGTTGAATTTATCTTTATCCATATTTCTCCTTTCCATCTATCCTAGCAGCATATACATTGCTATTAGGAATAGATAATAAATTGTTGTTTTACTCATTTCTTTCTTTTGTTATTACATATTGCAATCTCCACACATATCCACAAGGGAATCAAATTCTTCTCGTGAGTATTCAAATCCATTGATTACGATTACCTCGTTACCATTTTGGTCAAAATAAACTCCATCATTCATTTCTATATCGTTTTGAGCTTTTCAGACTACATCATTAATACTAATTTCTCCTTTCAATACTCGTTCTACCTGCCGGTCAAGTAATTCTTGAAATTCTATTTGGCATATAAGAGAGCAATCCGGTATAATCTCTTCTACTGGGTCTCCCCGCCACGTTGGTAGTTCATCCAAGAAGATGCGACCGCCTTTATCTTTCAGACACGTTGCACCTACTTCTCGTTCAATCTCAGCCATTCGAGCAAATACTTCCGGAAAGTCCTTCCGTATCTTATTCCAATAGCCCATGCCACCTTTCACGCAACCGATACAATTATTGTTATTATAGCCCATCTTGTACATGGCTGGGATTTCAATGCCGGCCTTCCAAAGCATTCCCATTGCATCCTTTTTGGTTATCTGTCGCTCGATAAGTGGGAACAACGGCTTTGTATCAGGATATTGCTGTTTAAAGCGGATAGCTCGATTGATTTCTTTCGGGTCAAAGTCGAATCCCCAAACTTGACCGTCCCAAGAACCAAGTTCCTTCTCCAGCTTGTAACGGACTTGTTTCTTTAGTTCGAATGTGCAAGCTGCACCAGTAGGACCATTGATGTACCGTTTTTTAATCAGTACATCTTTTACGTTGAAAAACTTATCGCTGCGAATGGTATGAATTGGCTGCCCGTACCATCTCTCGCAATCTGAGATAAATCGGACATTATCTGGATGCCCGGAACCAGTTTCGATATAATAGAGTTGTACATCGTTATACAAGCTCAATGCAATCTTACAAGCAACTGCGGATGTTACACCGCAACTAAACCAAGCTATTATCATTTTATTCCTTTCCGTACCGTTATTCGTTAATTGGCAGTTTCATAAAGCACATCCATATTGTTTTGCTCTGCCTTCCAGTGGTATGTCCAAATAGAGGTTTAAAAGGGATAACAGACAATACATCCACTGTTTTTATTTCACTCTCGTTCCATTTGAATACAAGCGTGCCGTTAGGCTTCAAGACGCGCATACACTCAGTAAATCCATCGTGTATTAGTGACTGCCAGTCTTTCGGCAGTTTTCCGTACTTTTTAGCCATCCATGAGGTTTCACCAAGTGTTTTTAGATGAGGTGGGTCAAATACCACCATGTAGAAAGAATTGTCCTCAAACGGCAAGTGGGTGAAATCTGCTATTATATCCGGTTTTATCTCTATGGTTCTGATCTTATCTCTATCCTTGGCTGTTACTATCTCCGATCTCTTATCAACGAATAAGGCAAGAGGATTATGTTTGTCAAACCAAAACATTCTACTACCACAGCAGGCATCTAATATAAGTTTTCCATTTTCCATTAAGCTATTTCTTTTGATTTCTTCAATCTCAACTTTCTCAATACTTTGCAAAGTGCTTCAGTATTTTTTCTCGCTTGTGTAACCTCCACTGCATTCCCGATAAACTTCTTTTGGTCAGCTTGTGTGCCTATTAAAACATAATCTTCAGGGAATCCCATAATCTTTTTGAGTTCCAGAATGCGAAGCATCCGCATTTTAATATCCACTATGCCATACAGTGCCATGAACTCCTTTATCTTCACAGTCATAGGACTATCATTGTCGTAGATTTCAATCGCTACCTGACCGCTTTCTGTTGCTACCAGATAGGGCGGCATCTTATCCATGCGGGCTATTAATGTGAAGCAGGGGCTATCAACAGAGCCGCCAGCACTGTTGAACTGTGGATTCATCAGATAGTGCCATTTCCTGTTTGCGGTAATGGTCTGGGAGGGTTCCTCTATACTACTACCTACATTTGAGAATGCAGTATTCATTATCCACGGCTGGCATATTACCAAGTTTTGTTTCGGTGTTGTGGTAACAGCGGGACATGGCGAGTTTATATCAGACACCTGACCACCTCCAGAATATTGGTTCATAAAAAACGGAGATACAAGGGAAAGTCTGTCTTTCGTCAGAAGTGTAGGACAAGGCTGATTAATATCCTTTCCTGTATCCTTAAAGTTATAAGAACACATAAATCGGCTTTCAACCAATGCAAACCGGTCTTTCGTTGTGACCGTTGGAGCTGGAAGGTCTACCGAATGATTATGTCCATTTCCATAATAAGCAGAGACAAAAACATGGTGGTCTTTGCAGGTGATTGCACCTGCCGGTTCTTCTACAGACACATTCTTGCTTTCGGGATGTCCGCTGAACTGTTTGGAGAGGAAGCAGACTTGCGCTACTCCAAGTCTGCCTTGCGTGGCTACCACCGGACATGGTTCGTCAATCCCAGGAGCGTTATATTTCCCTGTACGGCTCATAGAATTATACTTTACGAGGAAGGCATCCTTTCCTCCGGCTACAAACTTGATAAGTCCGGCATAGATACGTTCAAGCGTTTTCTCTGCAAGAGGCTTTTCCCTGAAGATGGTAGTTCCTTCATCAGAGAAATCAAGCACATCCTTTACCGGCTTCCACTTCTCCAGCCGCGAGAACATATCTTGCCTACCACCTTTACAATGGGTCGGTTCTGGGAATACTATCGGCAAGTTCTTTTTAGCAAAGATGCCGAAGAAGCGTTTTCTTGTGGTGTAGGCACCGAAGTCGGCAGCATTTAAGATGCGGTGCTCAAAGTTGTAACCGTACTTCTTGACATTGCGCACCCACTTTTGATAAAGCCGGCCTTTGTCCATGCTGATAGGTTTCCCATTCTCATCCATATCTCCCCATGACATAAACTCTTCTACATTTTCAATTTGAATGTAGTCAGGGTCTATAACATCAATATAACGGAAGAGATGTTCAGCCAGTGTCCGGCTATCAGCATCACGTGGCTGACCGCCTTTGGCTTTCGAGAAGTTGGTACACTCCAAAGAGGCATGAAGCATTATCATAGCATCAGGGTATAGCTGACGGATACGTTCTACAATAGTGCTTATCGGGGAAAGTTCCAGTGTACGGATATCCTCAATAAAGTGAAGTGCATCAGGGATATTGGCATCATGTGAAAGGATGGCATTCTTGTCATGGTTCACACAGCAAACAACCTTTCCACATCTATTTCCATCCAATCGTGCTTCTTCCACACCTTCGGACAAACCGCCGGCACCACAAAAAAGGTCTATTACGAACAATTCGATATCGGACAGACCTTCTAAACTCCTTAGTATTTCTTTTAATGATTTCATAATTTCTCCTTTCTAAACAGATGGCTGAACGCATTATCCAAGTCCAGATTCAGTTTAGCTTTGATTTGAATTATTTTTTCCGTTGAATTTTCTTTGCCATCTGTCGCAACTGTCTGGCCTTATCTAGCGAACGTATGCCTCTACAATTGTCTTCAATTATTAAGGCCGCTTCTTTTAACAGTCTGAGCAATCGTACTGTATCTGTCTTACATATTTCCATTATTCGCTTGCTATAATAATTACCACCTTGTTCTTGACATCAAACCTGTAAACAGGTAACGGTACGGATGTTCGAACATATTCCTTATTTTCAGATTTCATATAATATCGGGAAAATTCCACAGAAGCCTCTTCTCTGTTCACCGCTATTATTGAGATATAGTTATCTTCGTCTATTTTAAAGCGATAATAATCCATGCCTGCTTGTTTTATAATATCATTGGCCTCCCTGTACCTAGATATGCTCAACCGGCTGAATGGGATTGAATGAAGTGATATCATCTGATCAATAGCTAACTTTGTACTGTCATACAGGTTTATCCCGTCTTCAGGTATTGTATAAATCTGCAAATTCAAGCTGTCGGCCTGTTTATCCGCACCTATAAGAAGATTATTAATCCAACGACTGATATTGACGCCTTTTGCTTTCTGACTCTCTATCATCTGCGCCACATCTGGAGTCGGTCTAAAATTGATTATTTCTGCCATATATTAAATGTATTACGATTATTACATAACACAAATTAATATGACAACTGTAATACAATGGTTATCCAATTTCCAAAATATACACCAATATTGTCAGTCTTCATGCCCTTCCTCTCCTTCTTCATCGGCAGTCGGATCAGGCAAGTTTCTGTACCTTGCATTGAGCTGGGCTATCTTCTGCTCCGCTGAGAGATCTCGTTTTGCGTTTTCTTTAAAGTCTACGGACGAAAGAGACGGCATGGCATATTTGATAATTCGGGAAACAGCAAGCACTTTATCACTAGGATCATCAATAGCCTCTATTATCTCTCCCATACTCTCAATAAACGGAGCCAGTTGCTCCATAAGCTTGTTTCGATAATGACGGACAGTCCTATATCCTTTTTTAACTCCCCCCACCTTTGGATGTCCTATTGTAAATTTACCATTTTCATCATGAAGAGGCTTTGTGTTTTCCTTAGTGCAAAGATGCAATAATTCCGGACGGGCAAACATGGTAATCCCATTGTCAAGTTCCACGCATATATTATCGTCCGACTCAACTTTGACAACCGTGCCTTTCCATGAGGTTCCATCAAGAGCCACCTTGTCCCCTTCCTTATACAATATACTTCCGTCTTGCATTATATCAACATGATACAAATGTAACTGATTACTTTTGATATTAAATAATAAAGTGCAATTTACGATTTATGGGACTTTTATCCAGTGTTCTAGGCGGCAATAAAGCCTATAAGGAATCAATCAAAGATCTTCAAAAGGCGAAGGATCTTGAAATGAACTATTATCAGGAACAGGCTTACGCTGATCCTCTTCAGGACAGTGCGAATCAGGCGGCTCTGCGTCAAGCCAGAGAACTGCTGATGGCAAACAACAAACGGACAGCAGGAAGCGCCGCTGTAACAGGTGCTACAGATGAGAGCGTTGCCTTGCAGAAGCAGGGAGCCAACCAGTCACTTGAAAATATTACGGCCGGAATAGCCTCAACCGCCACTGCCAAAAAAGATCAGGCCATGAAAAATTATCTGGATGCAAACCGATCATATACGGAGGCTATCAATAATGTGAAACAACAACAGGCCCAACAGGAATCATCGGCATTAGGAGGTCTTCTTAATACAGGTATAACCGCTGCGGCCACTGTTTTCGGTGGTCCTATAGGTGGTGCTGTAGCCAGTCAAATCACTAAAAAGAAATAGCAGGTATGGCAGTTACGGACAGATATACCAATTATCAAAAAAGAAAAGAAGCTGCCGGCATTGTCAATCCGGAGGAAGAGCGGCAGATCCATGACGAGTCTGTGGCGAGACAAGCTGAGGAAAACGCACGGGAACAGTTGCCGTTACGTCCCACGGTGGCTGTTCAAAAACCTGCGACGAGTGTGTCTACAGTCAATACCGTTCAAGAACGGGAAAATGCGGACAAGCTTCCCGTCCAGCTTCCTGGTACAGAAAAGCCGTGGCAGGAAATGAGCGCACAAGAAGCCTATGCGGCTCATCCCCAGCTGTCACCGGCCGCATACCTGTCAGGAGTGGCTTCTTATCGCAAGCAAAAAGGACAAGAGGGATTATCTTACACCGAACTTGCAGAAGCCTTGAGAGGAAGGGACCCGTTACAAAGCGAGGAAGACAGGATTAACGCCGAAAGACGTTTACGTGCCGCCGAGAGCATCAATGCTGTAGGAAGTGTTCTGGCCAATCTGGTGAATGTGGTAAGGACACGAAGAGGCAATCCGTCAATGAATCTTTCAGGAGCCGGACGTGAAGGCCAAGCACGTATTGACAGAATACGCCAATACAGGGACAATCTGTCACGTCAGAATTATCAGGACTATATCGGAGCGATCGCACGTGACAGGGCCGAGCAAGCGAGAATAGATGTAGAGAAGGCCCGTCAAGACCGATGGAAGGCACAACAAGCAGCAGCAGAACGGGAATACAACTGGAACACATATAAGTTTGAAACCGAGCAGGCTGCAAAAGCGGCTGAATCCAAACGTAAGGCGGAAGAAAACGCCGCTAAACAGGCGGAAATCGAAAGACATAATAAAGCCACAGAGGGAATCAGTCTAATGAGAATAGATAATGATTCTCAAAAGCAAAATGGCAAAAAAAATAAATATCCTTCATATCGCATAAGTGGAAAAAAAGGCTTTTCCGGCAGTACAAGAGCCTATGACCTGAATAAAAATGAAGATGTCGCACTAATGTATAACGATTTGGAAAAAACATTCGGCCTTCAGGCGGATGAACGCCCCAAATCCATAAAAGGCATGAGAGATTATATTCTCTCCATTTATGGGAAACAGCAAAAAGTGGAAAGCGGAGAAGCGTTCAATCCCTCTTCAAAACCGGAAAACAAATCATGGTCATTGAAGGGGAATAATAGTTGGTCACTAAAATAACATGAATCATGCAAGATAATAATACAGCCAGAAAGAAAGTATATGACGTATTAAGGGATAAAACCGGATACTCTGACTCATATGAGGATTTTAACAAATTCATGGATGAAAATGAGGAAGCCAGAAAGAAAGTATATGACGTATTAAAGGATAAGACCGGATACTCTGACTCATATGAGGACTTTAATCAATTCATGCAACCAGTTGATTCCTCTGTACAAATACAGCAACCTAACAACACCCCTCAAACTCCAAAGTCTGATTACTTTCAAACAGGCAACGGATATGACCCTGTTTCAAGAACATATTCAGGTGGTGTCGGAACACAGGAGGAAGCGGACAGGATTTTTGATATGAGAAACTATAATCCCAGCACACGTCCCGGCTTACGTGAACAAGTGCATTCAAAAGACAACTTTCAGTTTATCCCCCCCTCCACATCGCAAATGGAGTCAGACAAGGCGGAGGTTTCAGCTAGATATCAATTTTCTCCGATAAATTTGGGAGAAAGATTGAAAGTAGATATGGACAAAGGAAAATTGGACAAACTATTTACGGTTGAAGAAGAAAGCCGCTTGGACAAGGAATATACCCCGCGTTCCATATCGTCCATGAATGATGTATATAACAACTATCGTGACAGGTTTGCCCTGACAGAAAGAGGAAGACAGCTTTCGGAAGAAATGGCCGGAATACAGAAGGAGATTCAAGACAAATATGCCAACCGGTTTCTTGCCTCAGACGAATACAGGAAGCTGTCACAACAATATAAAGGGAACGAACTTAACCAAAAAGCAAACGAAGCGTTTCAGAAGACCTACGGAGAGGTCATTAGCAAGGAATTGGAATCATATCAGGACGTATACAATAAAGAGATAACTTCACGTTACGGTACAGACATGAAGCGTGATCTTGCCGGATTTGTCAAAAAGAGCGTAGGCTCCCATCTTAGCACCCTGACCAATGAAGTAAACAAAGACCTTGATAACATAGAGGAAAAGATTACCAAACAAAAGAAAATACTAAGAAACGATTCCGGTAATGCGATGGTGAATGCCAGAATGAATACAAGGGAAGATCCTACATTAGCACAGTACCGAGGAGAAAGGACTTATTTGGAAGGGGCGAAAGACCTTATTGATGAATCGAACAATATTATAGAGGAAGCCGGGAAGAAAGGAAAAACAAACTTTTTTAGCGGTCTAGCGCGTGGTTTCGCCGATACCGCATTTGATCCCAAACAATGGACTTTAGGCATATCCGACATGATAGGCGGCATCCGTCTGAAAAATGTGGTGGAGAAAGCGGATAAAGGAGAAAAGCTCTCACCTTCTGAAGAGAAGTTGCTTGACGCTGCTGTCACCAACATGGCGGTCAACGCCTATTATTCCTCCGATTTGGGAAGAGGATACAAGGCTGGACAAACCACAGGAGCCAGTATCCCGTTCATGCTGGAATTCGCCATAAACCCGATATCGGCGGCAGGTGAGGGAATAGCCAAAAGCATTCTAAAATACGGTATGAAGAAATTCGGCGCGTCCGCCATGAAAAAAGGAATGTCAAAAATGGGGGCACGTCTTGCCGGAGACGCTTTGGCCGCAGCAGGAATGGAAGGAACAACAGGACTGGCGCGTGTCACCGCAGGAGCACAAGACAGAATGATGGGGAATATTCTGTTTGATGTTGACAAGGATGGAAACTTGACTTATGGAGGACGTGAAGGAGGAATGGATATGGGTAAAGCCATCGGCAAATCAATCGCTTCCACTTTTCTTGAGAACCAATCCGAGATGATTTTCAACGCATTCAAAGGACTGGGCAAAGGAATATGGAAGAATGTGGAAGAGACCGTTCCCGGTGGCGCAAGTGAATTCATGAAATATATAACGAACAGCAGGGCCGGTAAGCTATACAGGGAGATAAAGGACAACCCTACTTTCAAAGAAGCCGCAAAAAAAGCGCAGTTCCACGGGCTACCCGAAGAATATATGGAAGAGGTGTATAATAATCTTGCAAATGTCCCGTTAGGTGAAATGACCTTGGAAGAAGCCACAGACCTTGACAACAATATAGACACATTCCTTGGACTGGCTCCCACTTCCGTCGCTTTCGGCTTATTAGGACTTGGAAGCATGGGGGCTGAAAGGGTAAGACACCGCCAGAAGATGAATGCGGCTTTCGGAAACATGACCAAAGAACAACAGGAGAAACTGTCCGAACTGAAACGTATGTCAAAAGAACGTGGCAATGACGACATAAGGATTTTCATCAAAGAAACCATGAATGACGGTAGCCTCAGCAAGGAAGAGAAAAAGGCCGAGATAGAATATGCGTTTGACATTGCGAAGAACAATGCCATGGAGGACATTGCAGGAGAGCAGACCCGTGAGGAGTCCGAAAAGCGCACGGCAGCACAAGAAGAGGGAACGGATATCTATACAACTCATGATCCAGTAGCCATGCGCACGACAGTCCTCCGTGAGGAAGTTTCCCGTGAACGCCTTTCATCCGTACTGGATGATGAAGCCATAGATGCGCTTGCCGGTGCCAATGACGCCCAACGTGCGGAAATGCTGGATGTCATGGACGAAGAGACCAGACGTTTGGCTACGGACTACCTACGGCAGAAAGACCGTCATGACGCAGTTGAGGACGCATTGGATGAGGCTCATGCTTCCGAATATGAACAGGCGGCTGTCAAAGTCCAGCAAATGTCTCCCCAAGGACAAGTTGTCACTATTCCGTTAGGAAGATTCGGAGACAAGGAGCACAGTTACGGAGTTGTCATAAATGGTATAGATGCCACTGGGCAACCCGGAGAAACAGGCACACTCATGGTAGTGCCATTGGAAAACGGTCCAGAAGGTCCGATATTCGCCTCATTTGATGAGAATAATGCCAAGACTGTAAGAATCAATGCAGACACAGAGATCTCAATGGTCGGACGGGATCAAGTTCTTGAACAAATGCTTGGCGCATACAACGCCGATGCCGCAATCATGGAAGCACAGCCCATATCCGCAGGACAGACATTCAGCATAGCGGATGATAATGGCACAGTGACCGGCATTTCTGTTGTTGGTCAGGATACAATGGGCAATTGGTCCGTACTCATGGAAGGAAGTCGGGAGCCGGTTTCTGTCAGCGATGAACAACTCCGGGCCATGAAAGACAATGTGGACAAAGCCGGAATACGGACTGAATACGCACAAGAGGATGAAAATAGAAGACAGGAAGAGTTAATTCGGAAATTCAGTCCGGAAGTACTTGCATTACAACCCGAAAAAGGTGACAAGATATATACAGGAGGCAAAGAGATAGTACTTGATGAGGAAGTTCCCGGCGGATGGTCCGGGAAGATCATAGACAACAACGGTAATGAAACAGGTTCCGTACTCGTGACAGAAGAGCAATATTTCAAATACAAACAGTCGCTATTTGACGCACAAAGAAAAGATGATGCGGAAGCGGCTCCGGAAATCGGCGCCTCCTATATCACTCCAGAAGGAGAAAGTATGACCATTATCGGTTTTGATGAGGAAATCGGAGGTATGTTTGTCGTTCCAACCGATGAGTACAATGAGGTCAAAAGCGATGAGGTATCAATGAATATATTGGAAAATGAAGCATACCAGTTAGGTGCGGTTCCCGTCCAAGAGTACACCGATTGGGTGAAAAAATCCAAGAGTTCAACAAATGAAACCGCTCCTGAAGGAAAAGAGATGGGAAACCAACCATTGCAGGAAAGCACAGAGAGTCCGACTTACGAAAAATCCGAACTGGACAAACTTATATCCTCCTTTCCTAAAAAGAAGGACGGAAGTATTGATTATGAATCTCTGACGCCACAGCAGTCATTCCAATACACAAATCTGACAGAATCACTTGAAACCGCTCTGGATGACTTGAGAAAGGATATAGAGGCGAGTGATGCACAGATAGCTAAATTGAATGAATCCCTGTCATCCGCCACACGGGGAAAAAGAAATGAGATAAGGGACGCTATTAGAGAAGCAAAAGCGGAGAATGAAGAAATAAAGAATTTCTACAACTCTGTCATACCCATAACAGAAACTAATAATAACCAAACAAATGGAATATCAGAAAGCAGTAAGACTGGCACGAATGGAAATGACACAAATGAGCCCGTACCAGTTTCAGAAACAAGCGAACAAGGCAAAGAAAGAGGAACTGAGAAGAGACCCGAAGCTAAGGGAACAGGTGAAGAACGCATGGGACCAGAGGGAATTCCGGACACTGGCAGGAAAAATAGTATTCAGAAGCCTGCTGCGAAAATATCTGAGTCAATAACGGATACGGAGCTTCCGGAAAATCCTCTTGTTCAGGAAATTCTGTCACGTACCGAGCCGGAAACTTTGGAAGAGCTTGCATCCTTGGTACTGGGAAAATCCCTGTTCCTGCAAATGACAGGAGAAAGAAGTGTCAGAAACATGACTGGCTTAAGTCACAAAGACCTGACGCCATTTCTTTCCATCTTCAGAAAAAAAGAGAAGGGGGGTATGACCGTAGAAGAAGCCGGAGACAGACTGATAAGCATCGCCCATGAAAGTTATCCGGCAATAGTGGCGAAAGAAGGACTGGAAAATGACAATACCGGCATGGCCGGCACAAACGCGATCCTATCCGTTCTACAACAAAGCCGAACTTTTGGTGATATCAGCAATATGATAAGAAACAACAGAACCGCAGAAGCGCAACGCGCCATAGATGCGGAAAAAGAATATGAGGATGAACTGAAAGAACAGTTCTACCAAGAACAATACCACATGTCTCCGGATGAATATGAAGCATGGGTTAATGATGAGGCCTTTTCTGAATCAAATGTCTATTCGAATGAGGAAAAGTCTGAATTTTATAATACATTTGCCGATGAAATAATAAAGCAACAAGAATATGACAACAGAAGAGAGAATCCAACTGACGAAGGAATCGGAACGCGTAAAAGCGATGAGCAAGGAGGAATATTTGGCATACGCGAAAGAGGCGATGCGGTTCTGCAAGGAGAAAAACCTGTTCATGCCGTCGGAACTGAAGGATATCAAGGAAAATCCGGACAAATGGAAGGACAGACTGATGAAGGACTGCATCCTCAGAATGACAATGTACAAGATAACACATCCACAAACAAACTCCTAGACCATATCGCGGAAGCACGCGAAATGGTCGACACCTCTCCTACTGAAGCGCAGAAGGAGGCCGGCAACTACAAAAAAGGTCATGTCAGGATTGACGGATACGATGTGACCATCGAGAATCCCAAAGGTTCTGTCCGTAGCGGAAGGGATGCCAACGGGCAGGAATGGAGCATTACCATGAACAACGACTACGGTTATATCCGTGGTACGAAAGCCGTGGACGGTGACCATATAGACATCTTCCTGTCAGACAATCCGTCCGAAGGAAATGTGTTTGTAGTAGACCAGCTCAATGAAAAGGGTGAGTTTGACGAAAGTAAGGTAATGTACGGTTTTCCGTCTATGGATGAGGCACGTTCCTCTTATCTTGCAAACTATTCTCCCGGTTGGGAAAACCGAATAAGTGCCATTACAGAAGTAACGAAGGATGAGTTCTATAAATGGATTGATTCTTCTGTAAAAAAGACAAAGCCGTTCTCTGAATACAAGAGCGTGAATTCTGTGCAACTTGCACCTTCCATAGAATCCGCCAATGCGGACAGAATGAAGGACATAGAAACAAGACTGGCCGAAATAGAGGACGGAAAGATAGAACTGGAGGATATTCTGGTAAAAGCCGAAAATGACTCTGTTGAGAGAGACGCTGTTTTCTCCGAGCAACAGGAACTGAACCAGGAACAGCAGGAACTTGAAGCCGAATATTCCGGCTTACACGCAATGAATGACGAAAGCAATGAGATACTTGCTTCCGAAGGCAGTGACATCCGGTTTCGCGAGGTTGGAAATGAGGAAATAAGCTCTTTCGCCAACAAGCACAACCTTGATGAAGCCGATGTAAAAAAGTACGCACAATCCATGAAAATGAAAAATCTGGGTGGCGCAAGTTATGCTTTCAAATCAATCAGCAGAAATGTGCGTCTCCAGAACTCCAACCTGTCATTAGGGCAATTCGTAAAAGTTTTTTCTCCGATCAAAAAAGAGCTGTATGAAAAGTTCGGTGATGTGGATGCCTTGAGAGATGAATACGTGCAAGAGGAAATGAAAGCCCGTAACATGATGGAAGCCGCCCGTAAACGTGCAGAGGAAGAAGCCGAATCGGAAAAGAAGCGTCTAAAGGAATTTGAACTGATGACGGATGAAGAGATGGATGAGGCCTATTTAAAGGCTATGAAAGAAAATAATGAAGCCCGTATGCGTGATATCATAAACGAATCCGCACGAAGAAACGGTTATGTTTCCGCCGATGAATTCAGAATGGCACACCGCGCCCCCTCTTATGATGAGGAAGGTATTGATAAAAACATGGTTGACATTGCCGCAAACAAAGATCAGATACGCGAATCCTTTAATGAGCAGCTTCGCATGAACAGGGATCAATACAGAAATGAAAGTGCCGCCGCAATCAATGAAGCATTGTCTGCCATTGACAAAGGAGAAAAACCGACCGTTACCATCTATCGTGCCGTTCCAAAATCATTGAAAGAAGGAAAGGTAAGAAACGGTGACTGGGTTTCCCTGTCTGAATCCTATGTAAAAGTTCATGGAGAACATGCCTTAAACGGCAATTACAGAATTATGAAGGAAGAAGTACCGGCTGAAAATCTATATTGGGACGGGAATGATATCAACGAATGGGGATATGATGACAGGAGCGATTACCGCTACAAGAATACAAAAAACAACCGAAAACTGAATGACCTGATAACCCGTGACGACAAAGGTAATGTTATTCCTCCTTCCAAGCGATTCAATGCAAGAAAAGCGGATGTAAGATATCGTTTTATTGGAGAGAAAGGCGCATCCCAACTGGATAAGGCAGAGGAAGCAACTACCCGCCTTGATAACCTGAATGTGGCACGAGAGATGGAATCCGCTTTCAATACGAAGAAAGAGCGCATTGAGAAGCTGCGGAAGAGTGAGCCGATAGAGATTACGGGTAAAGAGATAGAACCGAGCGATGACTTGAAACAGTACAAAAAAAATGCGTTGGAATATGGAAAGTCATTACGTGGAGAATATATCAATAAAGATACGGGAGCTATTATCTCTGTGACAGGAGGCAATAGTCGGGGAGGTATTCGTGAAATATTGCAGCATGATTATAAGGATGTAGAACATCTGCAATCTATCGCAGCCGTACCTCAGATTATTGAAAACTCCGTCTTCATTGAAGAACTTGCCAACGAAGATTTGGAGAAATATCCCGGTGTAAAATCATTCTCTTATTATGTATGTGGATTGAAAATAGCCGGTGTTGACTATACTGTGAAAGCTGTTATCGCCAATCAAAACAATGGAGAACGGTATTATGACCACAAACTGACTAACATAGAGAAAGGCAAATTACTATCCATTGCCCCAACAATACAAAAAGCTGGAATAGATGGTAACTCGCCTTTATCTGATGTCAAAGATAAGCGTTTGCTTTCGATTCTCCAAACAAATGAAAAAGAAAATGCTAGGAAAATCAAGCAGGCTACAGGTTGGGAACGTGGGGCTGACGGAAAATGGAGATATGAAGTGGAGGATTTCGAGATTGATCCGAAAGGACTTGCGCGAAAAAACAGACTTTGGTCCAACCTGTCATGGGGCAAAGAGTATGATGCGCTAAGCGACAAACTGTTTGATGGAGTAGAGCTGACGGAAGAAGAAGCAGCCCGTTTTGATGAATTATCAGAAAAGGCAGAAGAACTTCGCGCCACATACGAAGCGAACGACGTGCGTTATCTTGACGATTATGTGAAGGATGAGAATTTGTTTAAGACTTATCCGGAGTTGAAGCAGATACGCGTGGAGATATACAACGCCCCTACAAGCAATACGGGAGCGACTTATTATGGAAGCCAAAACTTGATACGTGTGAATGAGTTTGTTCTAGACAGGGCGGATTTCCGTATTATCTTAGCGCATGAGGTACAGCATGCCGTACAATCAATTGAAGGATTCGCTCGTGGTGGAAACAGTATGACTTATAGAAAATACCTTGACGCATTAAAAGAAAAGCGCGATGCCTGGTCCATGATTGAAGAGTTTGCTGACAAGCGTGAGGAACTTGGAGAAGACGCTTCACAGATGGATGTTTATAATGCTTTGGTAAATGAATATCACTCAGATGGATTCGAGTTTGGGGATGGCTTTATCCCCAGCCGTAATGCTTTTGATAAGGGATTCAATCTTTGGGTGCGGGGTTATGATAAAGAAGGATATGAGGATGCTTATAATGAGTATCAATCTCTTATTGAAAAATTTGGACTTGGTGGAGAAAACGACAGATACAATGAACTATCAGGTGAAGTTGAAGCACGTAATGTACAATCCCGTATGAATATGACACCTGAGAAACGCCGCAATACTCTTGCTTCGGAAACGGAAGATGTAGCACGAGAAGACCAGATATTTATAAACGACGCTTTGGAGGCTTATGCTTCTGTGTCTGCTCCCATGAATACAGCAGTGAATGAACTTTCTGAGTCTCTTCATACACCTATAGAAAAAATCACTTCCGAAGACCAGCTACCACAAGGCGAGGCGCGCAGACGTATCGAATCAGGAGCCAATATCAAAGGATGGTACTCACCAAAGGAGAACAAGGTATATCTATATATGCCAAACACAACATCCGTGGAGGACGCACAGGCGACTATATTCCATGAGGTGGTGGCACATAAGGGATTGCGTGAGCTGTTCGGAAAGGACTTCGATACCTTCCTTGACAATGTATACAACAATGCCGCACCATCAATCAGACAGGCCATCAACCGGATGGCGGAAAATGAGAACATATCCATCCGTACAGCAACTGAAGAATATATGGCAGACCTGTCCGAACGCGGACCGGCTACCTTTGCGGAGCAGTCCTTGTGGACACGAATCAAAGCCTTCTTTATAGACATGCTCCGTAAAGCGAAAGTGAATCTGGGATTTGAACTGACGGACAATGAGCTGAGATACATCCTTTATGAAAGCCACAACAGACTGAAACAGTCAAACTATCCTGTTGATGTGGCAAAGGAAACCGTCATGCGTTCAAAACTGGGAATTGGTGAGTTCTCAGGCAGTTCACGTACCATCCCGTCTGTTCCTCAGGGAGAGACCTTGTTCCGTATTCCAGGAAAGGAAGAAAAGAAGGAGATTATTAAAAATCTGAAAGAAGAGATACGGGAATTGAAAAAGCAATTGGATCAGGCACGAAAAGGAAATAAAGAGGAATACGAGACTGCGTCAAGAGCCATGCTTTCCTTTATAGATCAAAGACTGACCAAGGAAGCGGGAGAAGAAATGGGGCCACATATGATAAAGTCACTGATTGCCCAAGTAAACAAGGCCGCATCAACAAATAAACTCAAGGAACCACTAAATCTTGTTGAAAAGTTGATAAACTATGCCCAATATGACAGTTCGGTGAAAAGGATGCAAAAAATGATAAAAACGAAGCTTTCCGGGCAGGATACAAGAGGCGTATCAAAAGGGATAGTTGTTGATGAGGCTACCAGACGTGTGTTTGACAGTATACGATCCGCTTACAAAGACCTGTTGCTAACAAGCGCTGACAGTGAACTCCGTGCCGTAAGAAGCGAAATTGTAAAACTGGGAAAACTCATAAAATCTGAGACATCCCCTGAAAGCATCACCATACTTACCGGTCAGCAGAATGAAATGAAAAGCCGAAGGGATAATCTATTAAAAGAAAGAGCCGAACTGCTGAAAACTAAAGAACTTGAATCCGTTGAAGAGATACGGAAGCGCCGGGAAGAGCTAGAGAATGCCATGGATGAAGCGGCGGAAGGAACAGGTGTGTTCACACAGACTATGGCCGATGAGTATGATTCTCTTTCCATACGCGAACTATTGGCCGAATCCAGAAAAATGAAACGAGATCTGGACAAACTGGAGGGCGATCTTGTGACCACCAGAAGAGCCGCCTACAACAACAAGGGTGAAGCACGAAAGTTTTATCTGCAGGAGGCTGAGAAAATAGCTGCACAGATACCCGTAGCGCAGGAAGAGTTAATAAGGATAACCGATAATGTGTACAATGAATTGAAAGAACTTGTTGATACCGGGAAAAGCCGCCTTGCCATGCTGAACAAGGAAAAAGCCGCGCACCGGGGAAGAATTATCAGCATGGGAATAAATGCCGTAAAAGATAAAAGAATAAAAGGTATAAACGAGAAAGAAACAAATATGGAAAAAACTGTGTCCATATTGCAAAGCATCGGTGACTTTATCGCCTATCCCATGTATAGTTTCGATTATCTGCTGAAAGCCATAGACAGGAACCACGCCATAGGAAAAGGCCCCTTATACGATTATTTCATGAAAAGCAGTCATGGAGTGGTGGAAGCCAACGATAGGATATATTTGGGGGTAAAGGCTTACAACAAAGAACTGGAAGAAAAAATAAAGGAACTGTTCGGAAAATCAATGGAAAATGTATTCAGGGATTCTCAAAAATCAGAAAAAAGGATTCACAAACAATATATGTACGACAGCAATTACCATAAGGAGGGCGACCTGTATGAGGCAAACCTAAACAAAGGGCAGGCGTTCTATGTATGGCTCACATGGAGACAGCCGGACGGAAAGATGAAGCTAGAGGCGGACGGATGGACGGAAGACAGCATGACCGAGATAGAATCCTTTATAGGCGATAAATACATGAAACTCGGAGAATGGATCACAGACGACTTCTTTCCAAGGCTACGAGAAGAAAGGTACAATCCGGTCCATGTAAGAATGACGGGAACCAGCATGGCTTCACGGGAGAATTATTTCCCTATGGTCATAGCCAAATCCGAAATCCGTGAAAAGGGGGAGCTGGGAGAAACAATCATCGGTATGCCAAGCACAATAACCGGAAACATAATCAACCGTACGATAAATACCCTGAAGGTGGACACTAGCAGAAACGCTTTTGATCTGATGCTAAAATACGGAAGAGATATGGAAACTTGGGCGGCAACGGCTGAGCTGCGCCAGGATCTTAATTTCCTGCGGGGAAGCAAGGCTTTCAAGAACTATATGGAGGCGAACCATAAAGGAATGTTTGATATCTTCATGAGAGCGGCGGAGGTGGCCGTACGGAGTTTCAACGACAAGCAGAAACAAGACTCGCTCAACAACGGACTAAACAAGATACTAAGGTATTGGGCAGGTTCCAATATCGCATTCAGACTCAACACCGCAATGAAGCAGGTGCTCTCCTATCCGGCATTTTCCGCATACAGCGGAAATCCGGGGTATCAGGCTGATTTGTTCAAATACATATTCACCCCGGCAGGAAACATGAAATGGGCGAAGGAGTATCTTCCTTCTTTTGAAGAACGGGTTGATACGGGAAATATGGGGATCGAAGCATTAAAGGATGAAAATGCATTCAAAAACAAGCTGGAGAAACTTACCAATGCAGGCATGTATCCCAACAAGCTTATTGATGCGCTGACATGTGCGGCCGGAGCGAGAGCCGTTTACAATTTTGAATATAAACGTGCGCAAAAAAGAGGTCTGGGCAATGAGGAAGCCGCCAATTTAGCCAAATACAACGCTGAAATAGCATTCAATGAAAGCCAGCAGAGTTCCAGCCCGGAAATGATGTCCCCCATGCAGGCAAGCGGCAATGTGTTCTACAAGGCGCTGACCACTTACCAAAGCAGCAACATAGGATACCAGCGGATGGGTATTGAGGGGCTTCTTGAAATGGCACGAGCAAAAAGGATATACAATCTGAACATTGAATCCGGAATGAATAAAGACGAAGCCCAAAGAACAATGATGGGCAGCTATCTTACCGGGCTGAGGAAAGCCACCTTCGGACTATTTGTAATGGGAGGCTTGTGGGCGGCAGGAGGATATGGTATTGCAGGAATCACAGCACCACTCATATCCAATATCTACGCCATATTCGGATACGGGGACGGGGATGAGGATTTATGGTTCACTGATGAACAATTGAAAAGCATATTTTTATCTGCTGCTTTAAGTTCCTTGGGAGGAACTTCCATTGGACAGTTTGTCAACGCCATATCACAAGGGAACAAATATGATCCTCTCTCATTCATTACAGAGATGTCAAATCTGATAAGCGAGGCGGTAAAAGACGGATTCAACCTGAATGTACAAAGGGAGCTGGCCGCCAAATTAGGGAAATTTGCCGGATTAAATGTAGAGACACTGGAAAACATTTATTTGGGAGCCGAATCCGCCATAAGGGAAGGACGCCCCGACCTTGTAGATTTTATGTTCCTAATCAACCTTCCCAAATCCCAACGAAAGGAAATGGCCGAGAAACTATACAAGGATATGGGACCTTATGAATATCTGAACAAGATGTATGAGGCTGGAAAACTGTTTAATGACTACAGAAAGAAACTGCCCTATTCAGACGGAACATCTAAAAGGAAAGACTCTGAAATAAAAAAGAAATACATCATCAACAACCTCAATGAAAAAGAGAAGGAAACTTTGAAAAATGAAAAAGAGTTCCTAAAACTCAAAAGAAAACATGACGAAGCCGAAGATAAAAAAGAATGGTTGGAAGAACATCCGGAATACCCAGATATGGAAAAAAAATACAAGAAACAGACTATCACTAAAAAAGTGAAAAAAGAAGTTGAAAAGGTGTATAGACAATAAAACGATAACATTAAGAAGGTGTGTCAAAATGCGCACCTTCTTTTTTTATGCACAAACCCCCGACTTTCACAAGCAGGGGCTTTGTTATTACCTAAAGATTTTGTATCTTTAAGCATAACATTTTATACTATGACAAAGATACATTTTCGTCCTTACAATCCCAACCAAACAGTGCTTTTTCCTCCAAGAATTGACGAGGATATTGCAGAGCATGATCCAGTTCGGATGGTTGACGCTCTGGTTGAGAGCCTGAACCTTGAAAGTTTCAGGAAGTTGTATAAGGAATGCGGGCGCAGCCCTTACCATCCCAGGATGATGCTCAAGGTCATTCTGTATGCCTATATGAACAACATCTACTCCTGCCGGAAAATCGAAAAGCTCCTTCACCGTGACATCCATTATATCTGGCTTGCCGGATATGAGAAACCGGATTTCATCACCATCAACCGTTTCCGCAACCGGGTGAAGAATGAAATCAACGAGGTGTTTACCCAAACCGTACTCCTTCTCTCTTCCAAA